GTCCATGCGCGACATGCGGGCGGATGACGATGGCGATACTGGCATGCTCGCTCAGCGCCGGACGCAGTTCTTCCATCCATCGCACTGTCCATTGCGGATATTCCTGCTCAACAATTCCCCCGTACTGGGCTTTGCGCTGATCCGCATAGGGTGGGGAAGTGATTACGGCGGCAATTGAACATTTGGGTAATTCTTTGAGCCGATCAAATAGATCGCCCTGGAGTAACGTCGGCAAAATTTCCATCAATTCTAATACCTTCGGGTTTAAATATACAGTAACCGACACGATACGCCTCGCAATTACGCTCTCGAACTAAATATCCTCACAATGCGAGGGACTTTTCGTGGCAACTCTTTTATCTCCCGGCGTCTCCGTCACCGTCACCGACGAGAGCTTTTATAATACGGCGGGGCAGGGCACGGTTCCGCTCATCCTCATCGCGACCGCTTCTAACAAAGCGTCGCCAGTTGCGGGTGCGGGTATCGCACCTTCAACCGCTCCGGCGCAGGCAAACAAGTTATACCTTGCGACGAGTCAGCGTGACCTGATTCAAAACTTTGGTGCACCAATATTCTATAGCACCCAAGGGACACCTCTTAACGGTTTCGAACTGAACGAATACGGGCTGTTCGCTGCGTATTCGTATCTAGGTGTTAAAAATCAAGCCTACATCCTGCGCGCGGATATCGATCTGTCGGCGCTCGCCGCCACCACCACCCCACCCACCGGGCCGCCGCTGGCTGGCACCTATTGGTTCGATTTGGCAAACTCGACTTATGGTGTGTTTCGCGCCAATGGCAGTACGTCACCAGGATCAGCCTGGAACCCGGTCACCGTCCTCGTCGCGCTCGCCGCCAATGTTTCCACGACAACAACAACCGAGACGCTGACGAATGGCGATGTCCTCGTCTATAATCTACCAAGTCCCGGATTTGGGGTTAGCGGCAATGTCGCCATCGCACCACTGACTTCGTCTGGTTATTTGGCTCAGATTTATCTGTACGAGAATATCAGTGGCATTTGGTATCGCATCGGCAGTATTGCCACCTCCATCTATAGTCTCCAACCTCCTACTGGCGCGCCGTCGGTCGCTAATCCAGCCACTGTAGCCTGGGCGTCGCAACGTCCAACGATTGTGACCGGAACGGCGACACGCACCGTCATTCCATCAGCCAACACCATAGTCATCAATAACGTTTCGGTACCCATTTTAGCAAATGCCACGATCGGCGATGTTATCACGGATATCAACAATGCGACTATCCCCTACATCGTCGCAAGCCCAGCGACCAATGGCGCGTTGACGCTGACCAATACGATTGGCGGATCGATTGCGATCGATGGCAACGCGCTGAACCTTCTTGGAATTACCGAAGGCACAACTCTAGGCGTGACGTTGTTCCCAAGCAATGGGGCCGCCTATCCGAGCGGAGCAGTGGCCAACTCATTTTGGCTTAAAGGCAACCCGGCCAACAACGGCGCGAATTGGGTGATCAAATATTATAATGCTTCGCTGGCCCAGTTCACCATTCTCACCGCACCGTTCTACCCGTTTGTTTCTACCCTGCCCGAAGGCAATCCGGCCAAAGATATGGCAATCGGCCTTGTTCTTGGCACCCCGGTCACAGGCAACGTTTATGTCGGCTATGATACAACGACGTATGAACTGGAATTGCGGCGCTGGTCAGGTCCTTCCTTGACTTATCCTACGGGCAGTTGGCTGAGTTTGAATGTCTTGCCCGATGAGGTCGCGCCCTCGACCCCACCTGTAGCCGGAACGATGTTCTTCAATACGAATTTCACCGTCGATATCATGTATGGAAACGGTTCGAACTGGATCGGCTATAACCACCAATTTCCGGCTACTGATCCAAACGGCCCGCAAATTGCTGGCAGTGCTCCCCTCACGCATAGCGATGGCGTGACCGCGTTGGCCAATGGTGATCTGTGGATCGATAGCACCAATCTGGAAAATTATCCGGCGCTCTATATCTACAACACGCAGACCCAGATTTGGACACTCGTCGATAACACCGATCAGACGACCCCGTATGGTATCGTGTTCGCTGATGCCCGTGCTGATTCGGGCATCCCCTTTACCGGCATTCCCAACCCAGGCTCCTTCACCCCCGACCAGGGCTCCTACCTCTATCGGTCATCCAACGCAGCAGATTTGGCGCAGTCTGATTTCGTCGATCCTGATGCCCCTGATCCGCGCACTTTCCCCGCTGGCATGATGCTATGGAACACCCGTGTCTCGACTTACAACGTGAAAGAATATCAGCCATCCTGGTTTACTGCCGGAAACTATTCGACCACAACGGATTACACCACCGTTGGCTATACTGTCGGTGCCCCAGGGTACAGCTTTGCCTCCCTTAGCACCGCCAATCAGGAAACGCCCGATCGCTGGGTCACCAAGTCCGGCAACAAGATCGATGGCTCACCCTATATGGGACGCAAGGCGCAGCGTATCGTCATCGTCGAAGCATTGTCGTCCGCCATCATCGAGAATCAGGATATTCGTTCGGAAATCGTGTTCTTCAATCTGACAGCGGTTCCTGGCTATCCGGAACTCATTCCAGAAATGATTTCTCTCAACACTGACATGAATAACATCGCGCTGAATGTTGGCGATACCCCGGCCCGACTGGCGGCCGATGGCACGTCGATCCAGAACTGGGCGAAAAACGCAGCGGACGCCACGGTGACCGGCGAAGATGCCTTGACGGTGTCTGACCCATATACCGCGATCTACTACCCATGGGGCCTCGGTGTCAATCTTGACGGCAGCGAAATCATGATCCCGCCATCGACGATGGCGTTGAACACGATCGCCTATAACGATCAGGTGGCTTACCCGTGGTACGCCCCAGCGGGGTTCAACCGAGGCTTGGTCAGTAACGCCACGTCGGTCGGCTATCTCAACAGCACCACCGGGGAATTTACCGCAACGATCCTTAATCAGGGGCAGCGCGATACGATCTACGTGAACAGTATCAATCCGATCGCTTACATTCCAGGGCGCGGACTGGTTGTTTACGGCCAGAAGACGCTCGATCCGATCAGCAGCGCGCTCGACCGCATCAATGTGGCACGGCTGATCAACTATATCAACTACAACCTGGATATCATCTTCAAGCCGTTCCTGTTTGAACCCAACACCACCACGGTGCGGAAAACCGTTACCGCAACGGCCGAACGCTTCTTCGATTCGCTGGTCGGATTGAACGGTCTTTACGATTATGCAGTGGTTTGTGATGGAACTAATAACACTCCAGATAGAATCGATCAAAACCAACTTTGGGTTGATTGCGCGATCCAACCGGTCAAGGCGATTGAGTTCATCTTCGTGCCGGTACGCATTCTGTCAACCCAAGCGACCAGTTAAAACTTCATTCCACGGTATCATCTGAGCAAGGGCGGAACGCACAGTTCCGCCTTTCTCATGTGTAATGGATTTCACAAGCTCGTTTAGCTAAGAACTTACGGTTGTCATATGTTTTGCATGGCGTATCTTGAGACCGGCCAGCCATCGTGGCTGTCTGCGAACATTCGCGATTTTATGTTTGAGGCTCCCATCATGAACCTTTTGAGAATCGAACGGACAGCATTTTTCATAGACGGCAATCATCTGTACGCCGCTTCGCGCAATCTGGGTTTTGAAGTGGACTATCGCGATCTGCTGAAATATTTTCAGGAGCAAAGCGGCTTCGTGCGGGCACACTATTATTCCGCAGTGATCGAGACCGAGGCCTACACCCCGCTCAAACCGTTGATTGATTGGCTGGCCTACAATGGCTACACCGTAGTGACCAAAACAGTGAAAGATTATACCGATGCCACCGGACGGCGGCGGGTCCGGACCAGTATGGATGTGGAGATCGCCGTGGACATGCTGGAACTTAGCGAGGTGGTCAGCACGATCGTTGTGATTGCCGGTGAAGGCACCCTGCGTCGGGCGATCGAGGCCGTCCAGCGCCGAGGCGTCAAGGTGGTGGTCATTTCCTCTTTGCACACCACACCGTTGATGGCCTCGGATGAACTGCGGCGCCAATGTGACGCCTTTATCGAGCTTGCCGACATCGCCCCAAAGTTCACCCGGCGACTGGTCGATCCTCGGACTGTTCGGACATCAGAGGCTGCGTAGAAGGATCAAGAATGCAAGTCTACAAAGGCATCTTCGGATGCCTTTTTTTGTCGCTACCCTGCGAAACAGACTGATAGATCGATTATGTATGTCGATAATCATTGCTCCTAAATAACTATAGGAAAGTGCTAGGGAGATAATAATCCTGACTTCCTTCATTTTTACTTAGGAGATAGGAAATCATGTCTACGCTGTCCAATTTTGGTGTCCCTCTCGGGGGTGGAAGCGGTCGCGGAGGCATTTTGATGCCCAAGGTCAAGAACCGCTTCCGTGTAACCGTCATGAATTTTGGTATTCCTTCGGGTTCCATTGCCTTGACTCAACAGGTGGTCACGGTCGGTCGGCCGCATGTGACGTTTGCGCCGCAGCCGGTGCATTCCTACAACTCGATCGCTTATTTCGCGGGTAAGGCGGAATGGGAAGTGCTGACGATGACGGTGCGTGATGATGTGACCAACTCGGTCTCATCATTGGTTGGCGCCCAAGTACAGAAGCAGATGAATTTCTTCGATGAAACGGTTCCGTTGGCCGCGTCGAACTTCAAGTTCGGCATGATTGTCGAGGCCTTGGATGGCGGCAATGATGTGGTGCTGGAAGAATGGGACCTGGAAGGTTGCTTTCTATCGGATGTAAACTATCAGAGCAATGATTATTCATCCTCCGATGCGATGACCATTGAAATGACGATACGCTTCGACAACTGTACCCAGGCCGGTGGGTTGATGCCGTTTAATCCGTCGCTATTGGATGGGCCGTGGACTTAATATGTCTCAAACGATTTCATCACCGATTCAGGCGGCCCGAACGTTTGCTAATGCGGGCGGATTTCCACGGCAGAAACACCTGTTTCTGGCGCGTTTTCTGTCTCCGGGTCGAATTTCCAACAATGTGACAAACCTGACTTTCGCGATGAAGTCGATTGACCGGCCGAAAATCCAGCCGAAAACTGAATTGCTCAACCAGTACAATAAGAAGCGGCAGATTTACACCGGCTATACGATCGAGCCGATCCGCGCCCAACTGATTGATAGCAAGGACGGCGCCGCGCAGAACATGTGGGCGAACTACTCGCGATTTTACTTTGGTGATTTTGCCACCACCACCAAATACAACTATGACGTGACCACACCCCAGTTCAATTCTGGTAGTTACGGTTACACTGCATCCAATAACGGTGCGGCGGTCAGTCTCGTCGATGCGCAGTTCTATTTTCATGCCATCGAAATCTATCATTTTTATGATGGTGTGGTGGACCAATACAATCTGATTAATCCGCGCATCACGGCCTTTGAGCCGGACGATCTGGACTACGCCAACAGCGAAGTTTCGACCATCAACATAACCTTTGCCTGTGAAAACGTGCAATATAAGCAGCAGCAAAAGGTGTCTCCTGCTAACTTTCCGGAGTTCACATCGGGGCGTTTCTGGGGCAATCCGCTGGAGGTTAGTAGCAGCGGAAGCAGTCCCTATCCGGCCAGTTTTTCCGACGACCCAAACGACTACGATCAGTCAGACGATGGCGAAGAAGATGGCGGCGGGTTTTTTGGTGGTAGCAATCCCCTCGGTACGCTTGGTGACATCTTCAGCACCGTCCAGAAGGTCACCGGCGTCGTCAACAATTTCCGTTCAGGCAACATTACCCATGCCCTGGGATCACTGTCACAGTTTGGCAATTTCTCCTTTGGCGGCATTACGGGCGGTGGTAGCTTAGCATCCCTGGCGGATGGCAATCCATCCTTGGCCCACATCATGGCATTGGGAAGTGGCGCAGTCCAATACGGCATCAACAGCCAGCAATATGCGAATGCGGCGGCGGCGATCCAGGGGCAGAGTTCGGGCTATGGGTCCGGGCCGACTGCCTTCAGTACTGCCGTTGCGGCAGCCCAGCAGATCACGCGACAGGAGTCCTACGCCGCAGGACCCGATGGAGTGGTTCTCTCACCGACCGCCTATGCTGCTGTCAACGTCCAGCAGACCGGCACCGCGCAATACGGCTACAACCCCAGTGATCCCAATACCGATGAATATGCCGGACAATAGCTAGATGGCTCGCCCGGCGGTATCTTCCTACACGGTCAAAAACCGCAGCAAGTATATTGGCTCGAACCTGCATCAAGTCGTCCTGCGATCAAGCTGGGAACGCACGGCCGCGCTTGAATTTGATACCAATCCAGCGATTCTCGGTTGGAGCAGCGAGAGCATTTCGGTCGCCTATTTCCATCCGTTCAAACAGAAATGGACGATCTACAAGCCGGACTTTTTCGTTGTCTATGTGGACAACACCGGGCGCACCCACAAGGCGATGATGGAGGTCAAACCGCGCAAGGAAGCCGCCCGCGAATTCATGGCCAATCCAGCCCTGATCGGCGGCAAGAACCCCCGCGCCACCAAAGCCATGGCGGCGATTCTCGCGGTCAACGCGGCGAAATGGAAAGCCGCTTTGTACTATTGTCAAAAACAAGGCTGGGAGTTTGTGTTGTTGACCGAAGATGAGATTTTTCAGCAGCGCATGGTGCCGAGTGGGGCGAAGCGTAATTAAATCCATTTGTCAAGATGGTTGTAAACCCCGCAGTTCATCCTCAATCTGACGATCAGACACAGGAGGACAGCGAATGGCAAGAACCGGACAATGGGTGCGCGTGATGGCCGATTACGGCACGGAAGGACTTTGGACGCGCGAGGGTTACATGATGCTGGGCAATGCGCTTCCGGTCAGCACAGCGCTTATGGCTCGGCTTCGTTGCTGGTGTCGCTGGTATGAAACCAACACTGATTATTGCATCGCCGATAGCACATTCGATTATGTCGATTTCGCTGCCACCGGGTTGGAGATCGCAAAAGCCATCAAACGCGAACTGCCCAACTGGACCATCATCTATTTCGATGAAGCCATCCTCCATCAACTGATCCTGACCGGAGCCTTCATCGGTGACGAGACCACTCACCCGCCGCAACATCTCTGGGATTACGAGATCACCACAGACAATAATCTAAATATACCTCATGACCCAGCGCCTCCGTGAATTCCTCGATATCCCGCCGCCGCCCGAACCTGATCCCGAGGCGGCCATCGACGAGCAAGGCCAGCAATTGCGCTATCGCGGCCAGCAATTGCTGGCGCAATTGAATGACGGGACGGATCATGCGATCGGTCTCGATACGGTTTATACCGAGGTGCTGGGCCACGCGCGCGATCTGATGGCCTATGGTTATAACGTGGACGGTCCTCGGGCCAGGGGGTTCTTCGAAATCGCCGCATCCATGTACGGGCATGCGGTCAGTGCCAAAAACACCAAACGCGAGGCGCAATTGAAAACCCTGCGTCTCGCCTTGGAGGCCCGCAAGATTGATTTGGAAGAAAAACGAACCAATCACACCGTGGGCCAGATGGCGGCGACCATTGATCCAGACGGAGCAACCATCGTCGTCGAAGATCGGAATCAACTTCTAGCGCGCTTGCGTCAACAGCTAGTCGATGAAGCCGCTGGCCCGCTCACGCCGTCCGCGCGTGTTCCGGAGTAAATACCAGATATAGCGCCGAAGGTAGGTCAATGGCATTACAGAAATATATCGAGGACGCTGCCAAACAGTATTCTTTTCGTCTCAAAGCGGTCGTTCCAATTGATGATACAGCGATGGATCGCATCGAAATGGTGCTGGCAAAGTATGATCTGTTAACAATCTCCAAACCGTATAAGACGATCGTGCAGCGCGCGCCGCTCGACTTTCCGCAGCTTCGCGCCGCCGAGGTCTACATCCTCGACCTCACGCTTGGTCTGCCGGTCGCCCCGCATATCCTGAAAAACGATATTCGCGATGTGCTCAATGCGCCCGAGGATTCCATTGTGTTGCGAACGCGCAGCGAACCGGGCGAGATCGAGAGTGAAAACCTCAATGCCTTGGCTGATATTGCGGTCGAAGCGGAACGCCGGGGATTGAAGCCTGCCGCGTTGTTGAACGATACCGCCTATGATGACGCCGATCCTATGGACAGCGAGCATCAACTGTATGGTAACGGTTACAACAGTGCGTTTCTGTCTCATCTGCAATCGGTTCGCCAGGAGCGAGACGATCTGCGGCAGCGCGTGGCCAATGCGCCATTCCAGTGGCTTGATCTGCCTGACCGTAAGGACCCACAGGATTTCAACGCTGCGATTGCGGATGCGCCGAAGGTTTACACCAAGGCGGTCAAACGCACGGAACCGATTATGAGTCTGTTGGGGAATACGGCGCCAGCAAGAACCGAAATCCGTAAAGTCTATATCGATGACAAGGGAGACCGCGTTGTCCTGACGAGGAAGTTGGCCGATGCGCGCTGATATGAGAGACTACATCCGGATCGTTGAGAACGCCGATTTCGATTACGGCCATCGCGACGCTTCGATTGGGGTGACCAGTCCGGGCATCGAGGCGTTTGGCAAGCATGGGCCGCATTACGCGATCAAGCCGAATGATCCGCGTTTTGCTGACAATCCGTTGGAAAACCAGCCGCTGCTGGACGGGGATGAAAGCTCAACGATCGAGCGGTTGCATATCATGCTGAACAAAGCCGGGGTGGGTGATGAAGAAATCAAAGACCATGTCACCTTGACGAAGCTCGGTCTGAATAAGGTGGCGGCTCGATTGGGTATTGGTCCGCACGATGTGACTGTCTTGTTAGGGTCGCTGGAGCAGAGTCTGAAAGACGCCGACGCCGAGATGGTCGAAGCCTATCAGGGGTTTATGGAGGCAGATGACGACACGGGCGGCCCTTTTTCTGAGCCTTACACGGTCGAACCCGACGCCTTGGGCAGCCAAACAATTCGGTCCGCGAAGACCGGCAAGACCCGCTTCCTGCAAGGCAGTGCGGCCACCGCCTTAGCTGCCAAACTGGCCCAGCCGGGGGCTGATCAGCAGACGATTCTGCGCGGCCAGATGATGGAGGCTGAGCCTGCGCCGTCATTCAAACAGCAAATCAGCGCGGAGTCGGGATCGTACAATTTTCCCTGGAATCTGCATGGCAAGACCGGGTTCGCCGTGGCGTTTTATCGGACCGATACGGCCAAGCCCAAGCTTGCGTTATCGGGGGTGCGGGATCAGGACGGCAAGGACATCAGTATGTCAGATGCCGATCAAAAGTCCTTGAAAGACCAAGCCATGAGGTTTATTAAGGACGCATGAACCTCGACCATCTCTTTGAGAACGATCCCGAACAGGCCCATTGGGATAGTTTAAAGAACACTGGGTATTATGGCGCTCAGGGCGCTGGGTGTCTGTTCTATGCCCGGTCCACCGGTCGTCTACTCTTGGCACTGCGCTCGCGCTATGTCGAGCAATCCGGCACATGGGGGACAATCGGCGGCGCGATCGATCCGCATGAATCGCCCGAGGTCGCCGCGCGTCGGGAAGCCGAAGAGGAAGCCGGTGCCACCGGCAAAATCGATCTTGTGCCGATTTACGTGTTTCGCGACAAGAAATTCCGGTATTCCAACTTCCTAGCTATTGTGGATGAGGAATTCGAGGCCCATGACACGCAACGGCTTGGGTTTCGCGAGACCGATCGCTTCCAATGGTTCGAATTCGGCCATTGGCCAAGTCCCTTGCATTTCGGAGTCAAGGCGATTCTGGCTGATCCGACCAGCATCACTTTTATCCAAGACCTGCGTGCCGCCCGCGCGCATAAACTGGCGGGGTCTGCGTCGTAGCCACTCGGGGTGACTGTTAACTCTCACACTGTTTAGGTCGCCGTAGCCATCATAGATGGCCTAGCATATTGATGGTCGCCGCGCTGAACCCTTCGCCAGGAACGAAGTTAGGGGTCAGACAATCCTCAACCACCGCCGTCTCGTGGCCCGGCCAATAGGGGTTATGCCACGTAGCCCGTCTCGTGACATGTTTTAGGTCCTCGGGCAAGTGCTGGCGCAACCGCTTCGGCACCGGCCGCAGCACCGCCGTCCGGCCGTAGTGCCGCCCCACGATGCCGTAGAACGGATTGTTCGACTGGACGGTCCAGGCATCCACATGTTCCACCTCACCGAACCCTTTGGCTCTCTGAGGGCCGAGAAACGGCACCTCATCGAACGCCGCCTTGACCAGGGTCAGATTGCCCCGGCCGAGAAAATACACTTTCGGAATGTCATACACGGTATAGCTGCTGCTGATGTTGGATAAGTCGCCCGAATCGGGGCGCAGGGCTGAGCGCGTCGGCATGGCGCCCAGCATCGTCGCCATCTGCGGATTATGATCCATATCGCGCATGAAACTGCGGATCAGGGTGACATGTTCGGCCGCCCTGGTGGCATAGGTATAGGGTAGCACCACCGACATATGGGGGACCCCTTCCCAGGTCGCGAGCGGCAATTCGGCGATCGCCCGCATCCAATCGCCGTGTTCCTGGAAGGCAATCCCGGCGAGGATTCCGTCACCGGTCAGACGCGGTGAGGCAATCATGGGGGTTTTGAACGAAATCTCGATCACAAAGTTTTCTGTCATTTGGTCTCCTCTTGTCGCAGTCCGCTAAACAGTGTAGTTCTGATTGGGCCAGGGAGGGAAGTGAATGTTTGACGGAGCGCGCTTTTTCAACACCTACAGCCATCTCTCGCCGCTGCACCAACAACCGGCTGGCGATGGCCGGTGCCTGTGTCGGCCGAATGTTCTTCAACCGGTGTTCAAACACGGGTCGATCCGGCGTTGTGCGGCATGCACGACCTTGTCGCAAGCATATCCGATCGAGCATGGAAAGCAGAATCGGCTGGTGTTTTCTTATCTTTTGGTCACCGAATCGGCGGTCACGTTTTGGGGCAAAAACAAGCTCAACGAAATCGATTCGCGTATCACCTGCCATCCCTCGTCCGGCATGATGCGGCAAGTGATGCGTGATCTCGTTTTGACCCCGCCGAAGCCGCCTTGGATGTTCATCAGCTTCACGCAAACCCCGATCGCGGCGACTGGATTGCGGGTGACGACCGACAATGCGATGATCCAGTTTTCGGGCAAAACCTTGATCCAAACGATCCCGGTCAACGAAATCGATCGGGATTATGTGCTGCGACTGCATGCCCTCGGGATACCGGCCAAGACGTGGCGCCGCTATCTTGGCGCGGCGATCGAACTGCGTGATCTGAAGATCGTTCGGGAAACCGAAACTGAATACCCCGGCTTGCGCCAGATCAAATGGCTGCCGCCCTATGGGTCCAGCGAAATGGCCGCATTGCTTCTCACGGCGGGCGAATAAATCCATGTTATTTCAGGTTAAAATACGCGCGCCCGTGCGCGGACGCTATCCCCAGCATGCGTGGCTGGATGCCATTTTCAAGCCGCCGCTAGAGGACGTGACGCGGGATTTCACATGGCGCGCGGAAGACGGGTATCTGTATGTGCGTTCGCCCAATCGCCGCCCCGGTTATTGGCAGGAGGTGGAAATTCCGCCGGTTGGGACGCAGATTCAATTCAAGTTGGACGCCCATGTTCGGCGCAACAACCTGCCCGGCACCAGCACGAGCCGACTGGTAGCGCGCAATCGCGCAGTGGTCGATCCCAAGGCGAATATCGCATGGTTGCATCGACAAGCCAACAAAATGGGTTTACACATCGAGCGCAGCACCTTCGCCAGTCAGCCAGAATTGATCGAAAAACTGGAACGCCCGTTTCTCATGTATGCGTCGGTCTTCGAAGGCATTGCGACCGTGACAGACGAAGAAAGTTTCACCGCCAAACTGACCACTGGTGTCGGCAACGCGAAAGCCTACGGATTTGGCTTCCTGGCGTTCCAGCCGATCTGATCCACCCCGCCAAGTATGGAGGCACATCATGGCCAAAACAGCAGCAGTCCTATCCAACTCGCATCCGCCTTTGCGCACCGTTCACCTGAAATTCCAGGGCACCGGGGTCAATGACGCCCAGATATCGATTTCCTCGCCGGACCAGCCGCGTAATGAACCCCCGATGACCATCAGCTATGGCGTGCGGAAGTATAAAGTCGCGTCAAGCACCCTGCGCGGGCGGTGGCGGCGGCAGATCGCCGTCGAGGTGTATGACAAGCTGCGCGAGATCGATCCGAATTTCAAATACACTGTCGATGAGGCCCGATTGGCGATCAGCGGCGGCGTCAAAGGCAGCGACGCCTCGGTCCATCTCAATCCGCGCCAAACCGAAACAATCCGGGCAATGCGACCGGACCTGGACGCTTTGGGCATGAGCGATCCGGTGTTTTTCGGCGGCAGGCTCAATATGGGCCACATGATCTCGCAGCAACCGGCGCTGTACGAAAATGGCAAACCCGCGCCCAGCACTATTTTGCCGATCGTTCGCCGGGCCTTGGTCAATGATACCCTGGTGACCACGGACTTTGTCAGTGATCTCGAAAAGCTGACCGAATATGCGGCGATGAATCGCGAGCGTTCCAAACTGGAAGCCACAATCAAGACGCTGCGGCGATTGGAGGGTCGCGCCACCCGCACGCCAAAGGAAGAAGCCACTTATCGCACGACGCTCGATGAATTGGGTGCCGAAATCGGCATCCCGTTTGCCAATGCAGGCGAGGTTGACGGCTACCTTAGTCAGTTCAAGACGACCATGCGTGAGGGCGGCCATAGCGATGTGAGCGACGCCAATCTGCAATCGATCGCGGTAATCCCGGCTGGGGTGATCTTCGACCACAAATTCTACCTGCCCAATATTACCCGCGCCGGAGCCGGTTTGTTGCTTACCGCATGGCATAATAATATGATCATCAACCCGGTCATCGGCGGCCTTGCCGCGCGCGGCTGTGGGGGGTATATTACGGCCACCTACAAAGTGCAGCGCCGCGTTGATCTGACCTGGATCGACGATTGCACGGTGACCAGTACTCCCGATACCGGCCTGACCTTCACCAATGATAGTGATTCGGAGGTGCGGCGTCTGCTCGACGAATGGGAGGGCGTTGACATCCGGCAGTTTGAGTTTGCCTATGGCGCTCTGTTGAAGGTCATCCGGGGTGAACCGAAAGGGGATACCAATGGTGGTTAGCGTCCGCGAAGTCATAGATCGGGCTTTTGCGGAGAACGGCGCGGTGCATCGTCTGAAAGGCGAGCACCGGCCCCTGCAATACGAATTCGCCCTCCGCTTTGGCCAGTATATCGAGATCGGCACGCTCCCCTGGATTCAGGAGGCGCGCGCCGGGGTCGGCAAGACGCTGCCATTGCTGATCGGCCTGATGCTCGATAAAATGCTGAATAATCGCAACGGCCTGATCTCGACCTTGACGCGTGCGTTGCGAGAAACCTACGTGACCGAAACAGAAATCGCCCTGCGGATCGTGCAGGAGACGCTGCACGAGATGCATGAGGATGATGCGTTTCAAATCGTCTCGGTGGAAGAATTCAAGAGCATCACGTCCTATTTGTCGCCGACCAAACTCCGCCTGCTACGGCAACGCTGGAGCGAAGCCGATGAAACGGAACGTCGGTTGGTTGAGTTTTTTCTGGATACGGTCTATCAAGGCGAGGCGCCGGAATTCACTGAATATTACGGCACGGGTGGGATACTCCCGGCCAATACTACCGAACTCGACTGGTGTCTGTGCAGCGAAGATCGCGATCACCCGGTCGGCGAGGCGGTCTTTGCGGCTCGCGAGATCACGCGGGATACTGCCGCGATCTTACTGATCACCCATGCGCTGTTCATTCGCAACAATCTGAGCAGTGGCAAATTGCTGCAAACCGGCCCGGCGTGGAACATGCGAAACGGGCTGGCGGTTATCGATGAGGCGGATAAATTGCCACCGGTCGCGGCTGATGCGGTGACCTATTCGGTCTCGCACAACGGCATCGCCATGCTGGCGCACCTAAAACACGTATCGGTCGCGTCATCACGCGCCTATCACTCGGCACGTGACCTGATCCTCAGCGGCTTGCAGATTTTGTCCAATGAACTCATGTTCGACGACGCTGGGTTTCTGATCCGTTCTCAGAGCATCCTTGATGATCCGGACGCCCCCACGCTGAAGGCCCTACAAACGATTTATGACGGTCTGCAAGGCCTGCAATCGGTCGCCGCAGGGCAGTTCAATCGCGCCGATCGCGATATCATCCAGCACGATATGCTGCGCCGCGAACGCGAGGAAATTCGCGCCATCCTCGCGGGTCGGCAATATAATCCGGCCCAAGTGGCGCAATATAGCAAGTTTGACCGCGAGGGCAATCCTGATCTCGAACTGACGGTCAATTTCAGCAGTGGCCGCAACATGATGAATCAGCTTTGGCGATCGCCAGTGCATACCTACTCGGGGGTGGCGCTGATCTCGGCGACCCTGAGTGATCGGCCGCCGAGTGATCGCAGCTATCGTAAATTTCTGCGGGCAATTGGGTTCGATCCGCTGATCGATACTATACTTGAACAAAAACCCTTGCCGTCCAGTCGCCGGGATCAATACGGGGGCATTGCGCATGTGCTGGTCGTCGATCGTGATCTGACGCTCTACCCGATCGATCCAGCGCAACCCAGTTTCAACAGCCATGAATTTGTCAAATTCGTCGCCAAGGCTCTCATGGTCATCGCCGAATCACAGGCGCCGGAGCAGCGTATGTTGGTGCTGTTCCAGCAATACGCCCTATTGGAGGCGGTGTGGGCATTGGTGCCAGGGCTGCACCCGCTGATCAGCAAACGCCAGCGCGAAAACAACATGACAACCGCGCTACAAGGATATGCCGCCCGGCCGGGCGGCATCTGGTTCGGTGTCGAGTGGGAGGGCGTCAATTTCGTGTCCGAGACGGGCAAAACCCTGGCTGATATCGTCGTCATTCCCCGTATTCCCCAACCGCCGATCGATATCATGCGGCGATCGCGGCTGAATTACATGTTTGAGGGCGCCCACACCGAGCAAAGGGCTGAGGGCATTGCCCTCAACGAGGCAGTCGATTACGCCTATCAGCGGATGGTCCAGGGCATCGCCCGTGGCATCCGGCACAGTCACGACACCATCCAGTTGCTGGCGATCCTTGATGTGCGGTTCCCGGTTCCTGCGCATGTTGCCGATACCCGACTGATCGCGCGCAGCATTGGCGATTCGGGCAAATTGTTTCACAGTTTCGATCAGATGCTCGATCCCTACGACGTGCGGCAATGGTCGCAGATCACCAAGGACGGCACCATCACCACCATTCTGGACGATCGCGAATGGTATGACGCGGGCTAACAAACCAACGGTTGACACTCGCCTGTAGGCGAGTAGGTTCCGATCGGCCTTGGGTAGGAGCGGAAGGAATGCGGTTGCCGCCAAATGGAGGTTCTGGCGGCAACCACTTCACCCCGGTTGAATCGTCTCGATCATTGCATTGGCGCCATCCATCAGCACGAATAAAGCGGCGTCTTGCTGGCGCGCAAAGGCGATGATGAGTTGCAGTCCCTGAATGGTCTGATGGGAAATCACCGCCCATTCTCCGTCGAAATGTTCCCCCAGCCACTCATTCACCCGCCACATCTCGATCCCGTAGCTATCGAGAACCGGGACCGCAACGTAACGCAAACTCCAATCGCATGGCACCACCCCCCGATTTAAGCGCGGCCGTAGAAGATCATCCGGTTCAACCGTCAAACCAGCAAACTGCACCGGGCCATAGAGCATTGACTTTCTCCGGCTAGAAGGAGGCGTGAATCGTCAGCCCGTGGGGCGCGGTCACCTTTGGATTGCTATGGACGATGAACAGGGTGTCGGCCAGTTCCGCATCGCCCCAATCATTACCCACCAGCCCATCAGTGAACACCAAAATTCGATCCGGCTGCATCTGCTGCTCGCGCATATAGGTCCAGCAGACGCTTGGCGCTGTGCCCCCACCGCCTTTGAACGGATAGCTGGTGATTTCATTGGCGTTGAACGGGGTGAATACCTGGACGCTGTAGACGGCGGTATCGAACGTGCCGATAGTCAAGGAGAAATCCTTGAAGGTCGCCATGATGGCCGCGCATTCGCTGAGGAAGGCGGTGATCATCGCCTGGGTGGTCGAGGCCGAGCCGTCGAGCCACGCCACGGCCTCCACCCGCTCCATGACATCCTGCCCCGGCAAAAACAGATTACTCGTCCAGGCCCGCCTGGAAAGCCGCGCATAGGTATAATCAAAGCGCACCACCGATCGCAGGTTGCTACAGATGATCTGGCGCCAGTTGAACTGGGGCGCGGTGAGCCGATCGATGAGGCGCTGCATCCCGAGCGGCAGCTTACCCGGCTCAATGGTGCGGGCCGCGCGCAGCAGGTCGGCGATAAATTCGTCGTGAATCTCATCCAGTTCCTTCGGCGACGGGGCAAGGACACTATCGGGATCGGCGGTCCTATCGCCATGCCCGGCCTCCAGATGCATATCCAGCGACGATTTGATCACCACCGCATCTTTGATCAGCAAGTCATAGACTTCTTCACTGGTCAGGTCATCGGTATAGCGCGGATCGTACAGACCACATTTCGGCATCTGGCCGATGCCATCCTTGACCAGCCCATAATTGCAGATGAAATCGATCGCCATGTTCCAGAAGTCTTTCAGCCGAGTGCCCCGCCGACCGATATGATCGAAGATCACATGGCGCACCTCATGCGCCATGACGAAAATCAGTTCCGCCGGTTCCAGCCGGTCCACGAATGTGCGATTATAGAACATTTTGCGACCATCGGTGGCCATCGTTGGACACCATTTACTGGCGTCCTCCAAATCCAATCGCATGGTCAATTGCCCGAATAACGGTTCCTCCAACAGCATTTTAACGCGTGTTTTAAACAGTTTCAACACAATGGGGTCGTCAAAATCGGTCTGCATGATCCCGTTCACAGTACGACCGTGCTGTATAGTTTCAGGAATTTGCTAAAATGCGGCATCCGCTTTTGGAGGAACCGCAGCTTGTGACCGGTGAGCGCCATGGTCGCCGCCATCACTGCCACGTCGGGACGGAAATTGGCCATGATATAGGCAAAGGCGGCGTCACATTGGGCAAACCATGCGAGGCGCGGCGCATATTCGTTAAAATCGCGCTCCGCGCCATAATAATCGGCTTCGATGGCTTCGGCGCGACGTTGGACTTCGTACCACAATTGCACACTCACACTGTAGGCGATTTGCGTCTCAAACTGTTTGTTGACCGGTGAGAAGGTCCGTAGCGAGCCATCCAAGATGCGCCGGATGTTGGGCATATCCTCCATGAACTTGCGGTGTTGCAAGAATTCATTGCCGAGCACGTCGCCGATCGCGCCACAGATTAAGGCCCGCAGCACGACCGGCTCGGGTGGGCGAACGGCGGTGATCTGCCGCGAGACGAATTCCCAAGTGCGTGGCGTGGCAAAACTCAGTTCGACCGAGTCCGGCCGGAAGTCATTTGTCTTGTTTGGAAAACTGGTTAGGAAGCCGATCACCTCAGCGGCGATGGCATGCGTCGAGGCCCAGCGGAACCAATCATCCCAGTTAAATTCCATTTCCACGTGGATGAACCGATTGGCCACTGGTTTGGAGATTTGATAGGTCACCCCGCGATCGATATCCCGGTTGCCCATCGCCAGAATCATCACCTCGTTCGGCACCACATAATCGCCGATCCGGCGATCGAGGATCAATTGATAAGCTGCCACCATTACCGAGGGTGGCGCCGAGTTGAATTCCTCCAACGCCAGGATGGCGCGCACCGTGCCTGTCACCCGCCATTTGATCTTGCCGCGTACCGGTTGCTGATCCTGACCAACTAATGACACAGTGAAATTATTGGCCTTGCGTGTGACCAAGACGGCGATTTGATCGGGCGCCAGGGCGAACACCTCAATCAGCGGATCGGTGCAATAGGCCACCCCATTGTTGCCGCACGGATTGTAGAACCGAAACACGGCGGCCCCATCGACTTCATCGATCTTGTCGAAATCCAGGTCACGCGGAAACACCAGGGGGGGCGTCCAAATCACGCCCTTCATGTTGTCCACTTCGCCCATCATGGGCACGCCGCGAATATCCTCGGGCAGCATCTGGCTGAGACGCACATCGATAAAAGCGATGCCCAGCGCATCCGCGCATTGGCGGGCTATGGCGCTCTTGGAAATGCCCGGTGAGCCATGGACATAGAGTGATATTTTTGTTTCGAAGCTAGCACAGATCGCCGCAGCGATCTGCGATGGCGACAGCTTGTTGAGGCCCGTTTTCGAGATTTGCATTTCGGAAGGATATCCTCGTTTCTATCCCGGTTTATAACCAACAGGTTTATCGTGGTCAATCAATAATCGCGGAGATATCAAGTATTTCTGATGAACGTTCTCAGATCGCCTTTGGTTAGACGCAACAGAACTGCCGCTTCTTCTTCAAATAGCACGATCCGTTTGTCATTAACGAAGTATGGCATGGTCAGCCGGGATTCAAGCTGCGCGATGTCGGTCGCGCGCACCGCCGTAAGCGCTATTTTGTAATGAAATGCCAATGGCTCCAATAATGCCAGTCCAAACAACGTGAGGCGCAACCCGCAGCCGTGCCGGTAGTTCAAGAACAGGGCGCTTAGCGCCACTTCATCGGGTGCTGCTAAGACCTTTTCAGTCGCGACTTCGCGCAGCCGCCGTAGAACCGCTGCATGAACTGCGAGTGACGAGTGCGGCACCGGTCAGGTCGGCTTGGCTTCCTCGACAACCACACCCGAGGTCAATTTTACCACCGTGAAGCGATCGGTGCGAAACAGTTGACGGAGTTTGTCGCGCAGGTTATGGGCATGTCCGGCGTTCGAAAACGAACATTTCTTGTACTTGGGTCCCTCATCGATCGCCGTGTGAAGGGTTCTAAGATTCACCGGGGAGTCATCGAGAAACACGGCGAAGATCGCTTCCGACCGCAGCACCTGTTCAGCTTTGAAGGTCTTCGGATCGGTAACGGATAAAATAACAGTGGGCTTGGGACGTGACATTGGCCATCTTTTTGTTGATTCGACGTATTTATTCTCTATAGACTGAACTGGTTTGGGTGCCATGGTAGCTGAGTTAGAGACGATCGCGCGGACGCGTTTCGAGCGTCACATCGCTGGCTTGGAGGGGCATCATTGTCCTTCCTGGGAAGGCTTGTCGGCGTTGATGCGCGAACACCTCATCGGCTTGGCCAGAACCGTTCCGAGTGAACCCAGGCATCATCCGCCTGAGGTTTTGGATGCTTGCGCATGACCATAAAACAAATTATTGGTCAATGCTGTTCAGCCCATTCGTTCGTTGGGCTACGAAAAAAAAGGAGGACGAGGACACAGCAACGTTCAGCCAGTCAGCCTTCATGGCTACGAAAAAATGGCTACAAAAATGCGCATTACAGTAGCACCGAGGACAAGCTTCCACTCCCTCGTTCGTTGGGCTACAAAAAATGGCTACAAAAACAACCGCGTCGCCAGGGTCACCTCGGCAATGGCTTCAGTCCTCGTTGGGAGGGCTACGAAAACGATGTTTCTGCCATCGGTGCGCCGTGCGCCAGCCAGTCCTCATTCACAGGGCTACGAAAAAGTCAAGGAATGGGGGTATCGATTCGATACCCCCGTCATGTCGTTAGGACAGAGCGATCTGCCGTGCCTTCATCACTTCCGGTATCTCGCGGACAAGCTCGATTTGCAACAGACCGTTGACGAGTGACGCGCGTTCGACAGAGACATGCTCGCCGATTTTGAACGAACGGGAAAAGTTACGCATGGCGATGCCCTTATACAGCATCGGGCGGCCGTTCGCTGCGGTGAGGGCAGAGTTGGTGCCTTCCACCATCAGCAAGTCGTTCTGCAAGGTGATTGTGATATCCTCCTTGGCGAAACCGGCGATCGCCAGGGTGACGCGGAACCGATCTTCGGCAAGCTCTTCGATGTTGTGGGGCGGGAACCCGGTGTTTTCGGCGGCGACGCGCTCAAAAAATCGACCATCGATGCCGATCCCGTGCCGTAATATCGCATTCTCTAGCTGCGTAAGTGCATTCATTGTAAATCTCCATAAAGCGAAATTCGTTGGCCCGATCTGGCACCAACTGAGAACTGTCATAATTGATAGTTCCTGCCGATATATATGACAAAAGGATATCTGAATGCGGTTCGCAGAAATCATCAATGAGATGATGTGGCAGGATAGTTTCGGTGCCGCAGCGGAGGCGCGGCGTTATCCGAATGCCTGGATTCACTTCTCGAACGTGCAAAAACTCGGCGTCAATCCGCAGAAAACGCATCGTGATCCACCCGGCATCTACTTCTATCCGGTCAAATGGCTGTTCACCGACGATCCCTCGCTCAGCCAGTTCGGTACCGAATGGCCATACTACTACATCGTCAAGCTCAATCGCGCAGCCAAGATCATCAATCTCGGCAAAATCAAGGCCGAGGAAGTTGTCAGCATCGCCCAACGCAATGGCTGGTACGCTGAGCTTCAAGCCATACAGGCCGATCCGGCGATCCTGACCAGCAAAGACAATCCGATGGAGAAAAGACTGCTCCGCAAACCGGGCGGCTTGTTCTATGCCACGCTCGACTATTTGGCCAACGTCAAAGGGCAGTCCTGGTTGAAAATGCTGCACGGCTATAATGGCTTGTTTGATCCAAACTTCGGCATCATTTCAAAGGGCGAAATCAGCCAGATGGTGGTGTTCGGACGGCAGAACTTCACGGTGCTCGCGCATGGCGACAATAAGGACAATACCGCCAAAGCCTATGCCAGTATCCTCAAGCAGGTGGCGACCGACCTGGGCGGCCAGTTTTTCTTCAAATATCAAACCCCGCAAATCGACTTTGCCAATGACGGTAGGCCCTTTCACGTGGCATTCAATCTCCAACGCGGCGTCATCGAATTTTCGTTCTACAACGACGCTTACTGGATGACGGAAACCGAGCGCTACGACACCCAGGGCGGCGATTATGCTCACCATGCCCGTAGTATCAAGCGCATGATTCAAAGCCGCTTGACGCAAGCAGGCCCCAAGGGCAATGATTTCTTCTGGAATGGCAGCACCGTGGCCACCGCCCTGCATCTGATTTCACCGGGCAAGACCAATCAAAAGGTCGATGTTGATGGACTGCATGTGTGGACCTCGATCAACAGTTTGGGAGGCACCTATGCGCATTTGCGCGGGATCGTGGATCATCAGGGCCGCCTGACGATCGGCGCCTCCATCGAAAGCTATAGTGAGCGCAAATCCGACTGGAAAGTCGAAACCGAAAAATCCTTTGCCGACCGCAGCGCCTCGCCGCAGGATGTGGCCGACGCGATTTTGGATGCCCTGGCGGCCGAGTTGATCGACAAACTGCCGAACCCGGCCGCGCTGGGCAAACGTGAAGAGGTGTTTGGCTTTCGGTTCGGAAACCGGTTTCGCTTGTCGCAGCCGTGATTTCAGCGGAGAGGGTCGGCTAGCGTGACTTCATCAAATCGATTTTTGAGATCACCGACGCGAGAATGATGGTGGTATCAGAATCACCATCCGATACCTGCCGCTCGATCCGATGATCCCCGACTTCAGAGACGAAGCGATCAATCATCGCCCGGCCGTATTCGCGATGGGACCGTTCCCGACCGCGAAACCGGACAATCACTTTGACGCGATCGCCTTCGCACAGGAAACCCTTGGCGCGCCGTGCCTTGATCAGCAGGTCATTGTGATCGGTCACCGGCCGTAACTGGATTTCCTTGGTGGTGATGGTCAGTGCGCGTTGTCGTTTGGCACTCTCCCGTTCGGAACGTTTGCGTTCGTAACGAAAACGCGCCGCGTCAAGCATGCGACAGACCGGCGGATCACCGTGCGCGACGATTACCAAATCAAGACCAGATCGGCGGGCGGTAGCCAAAGCGTCGTAAATCGATACGACATGGGTATCTTGTCCGTCATTGAGCAGGCGGACAGTGCGAGCGTGAATCTGCTCGTTGATTACTAGATCATCCATGAATAGAAAACTAAATCCTACAAGTTGCGAAAGATTGATTTCTTCCACCTCTTGTAGTTATCCCGCGCCGAAACCGCACGCTGGCCTAAGCCCCGATTACGTGGCGCCGTTCGGCACAGTCGTCTCGGCTTGCGTGATATCTTGCAACACCATGCCAAGCTGCCTGTGCAGATCGACCACCGCACCCAGGGGCATGATTAACCGTCCACTTACCACCCGTTCGGCCGGACCATCATTCGGATTGCCGAGACGCAATCGACAAGTCGCCACGGTGAACACGACGTTGCCGTTGAAGCTGTGAATGTTGGCACATAAATCAGCGTAAATTTCCGGCACATCTCGATCGCGCAATGGTAACTCATTTACTGCAATGACACGATTTGAGACGCCTTGTATTTTTTTCGGCATAACACGCTCCCCCCGTTCACAAAAGCTTAACGAAGGGTGCCATACTTTGGAAAGACAGGCAAATTAAATCATTTGTGTTTTGGAAAAAAAGAAATCCGCGCCGGTCCTCCGAGGATCATAGAGGACCGGGGACGGGATGGTTACCGCCCGGCGTTGGGGAGGTAATCGTTCGGTAGTTGCTGCGGCGAGCCGCCCCGCGCACACGCGCCATGCTGCTTCAACGCCTCCCGGCTGCATGCCACAGGGTCGGCGTACCCACACACCGCAGCGCCTTGGCTCGTGACCACGCAATAGGCATTCGTCCCACTGGCGGGCAGCACAACCTCGTTAAGATTGAGCGTGCATTCACCATTCGCAGCACTCGCATCATGGGCACAGGCCGTGCCATCAAAATACATGCAATGGCTAGCGCCGCCCTGGGTCAGGCAGAACGGCGCCGCCAGCGCACCAGCCATCGTCATCCCAGTCATCACTGCGGCTATCGTCAGGGTTTTCAGCATGAATCATCTCCGTTGCCACTTGACTCTAAGCCGATTTGGGGGAATCATGCAAATCAATGTTGCGCCAGTCGCATTCACACTGCTTAGCTGACCGCCGCCAACTTGGTATAGATCAATTCAGGCGCGGTCTGCGCCGTCACGGTGCTTTCGTGGATAATCACCTGCTCGACGCCCCCAGCATGCAGGTCAGGCAGCAGGAATTGCACATGGTTCAGGATATCTTCCATGACCCCGCGCAACGCCCGGCCGTTGGTTTTCCGCAAGACCGCGATACGCGCCATGGCGCGTAACGCACCTTCGTCAAAGTGCAGGCGCACACCGTCGATAAAGAACAGCTTCACGTATTGCTTGACCAGCGCATTCTTCGGCAACGTCAAGACTTCGACCAACTGATCTTCGCTAAGATCGTCCAATATCGCGTAAACCGGGATGCGGCCGACCAATTCCGGGATAAAGCCGAATTTGATCAAGTGTTCCGGTTGCAGCCGCCGTAACCAATCGGCGGCGGTGCGGGGCGAACGCTCGATTTTCGCGCCATAGCCGATGCTGCCCATCGAATCCAGTTCCCGTTCGATGATCTTGTCGAGGCCGGTAAATGACCCCGCCAGGATAAACAGGATATTGCGGGTATTGACCTTCACCAGATCGACGTTTGGCCCGCGCCGCATACCAGAGGGCACCATCACGTCGGAGCCTTCCAGCAGTTTCAACAAGGCTTGCTGCACGCCTTCTCCGCCCACATCACGGGTGGTGCTGCCGGTGGCATCGCGCGAGCGTTTCTTATCGATCTCGTCAAGAAAGATGATGCCGCGCTCGCATTTCTGCACATCCCCATCAGCGGCTTGCAGCAAGCGCGCGACGATATCCTCCACGTCCGATCCGACAAAACCGGCCTCGGTCAACGAGGTGGTATCGTAACACACGATCGGCAGGTCCAAAAACCGTGCCACGGTGCTGACCAACTCGGTTTTGCCGACGCCAGACGAGCCGATCAACGCCAGATTGGACTTGTCGATCTCGACCCCGTCCATAATCGGATTTGCAATGCGTTTGTAATGATTATACACCGCCACCGCCAATTTCTCTTTGGCATCATTCTGGCCGATGACAAATTGATCCAGGAACTCCTTGATCGAACGCGGGGTGGGCGTCGCGGTGACCTTGTCACGACTCTGGGCGAGGGTTTCTTTGGTGGCAATTTCGGCCAGGATTTCAACACATTGCGAAACACATGTGTCGCAGATGAAAATATCACCCGGTCCGGCAACCAATCGTTTAATTTGTTTCGCGGACTTCGCGCAAAACGAACAATGCAACTGCTGAGGATTCATAACCACCTTTCCCAAGCCTATTTACTTTGATTTAAAAGTTATCGCACAGACACGATCTGAGAATTATTCTCTGAAACAGTTTATCGCCTGCCGAACGCTCCAGAGATAGGTGGAATCACAGGTTTGTGCAAGGCTCGCGCGGCACGAATGTGTGGCTCTAGAGCGCCTGATCGAGCAAGGGTGACACCTTGAACTCAACCATCAAGGTGTGCTGCCCTGCCGTCAGTGTGAACTGGTCGGACAACCCAGACTTAAACAACCGGGTCAACAACCGCAAGTCAGCGTCATTGTCATCCAGCGTGACATGCGCCTCGCGATCGGGAGTCTCGTCATAGTAGACGCCATCCACTTCGACATCCAGACCGATTCGTTTAAACGCAGAAACGATTAGGCGGACGATCTTATCACTGCGGGCGTGACGCTGTTCCCAATCGTCGTCATCGTCAACCGGAACCATTTGGGCCTCGTTCAGGCCAGCCAAGGACAACAATCGGGATATAGGGCGCATCGGCTATTTAGAGAAAGCGCCAGAAACCCGCGACCTCTTTAGCGGATGAATGGTGCTTTTGAGCCGACTAAGACGAGGCATTTGGTTGGTGGTTGTCTTTGCTGCTAAGGTGAGATGGAAAACCAGATATCTGATGGCCTGTCACGGCACCTTGCCATCCAGCAGATATACCACAGGAGTGAAATCCACAGCCTCATTCTCGATAATCGAAGCGATGGTCGGCCAGTCCCCGTTGCCCAATCCGCAGCCCACCAAGGGCATGCCGACCTCATGCAATTCCGGCAGTTCAGCGATGTTTAGATGGCCGCTACGGACCCGGCGCACGAACGCATTGACCTTTTGCAGAGCCACCGTAATGGCATCATAATTGACATATTGTTTGGCGGCATCGCGCCCGAAATCCTGTTGCGTGATCATATTGCCGACGATCCGGGGACGCTTGCCGCCGAGATCGAAGGCCCATATGACTTCGCCCAAGGCGAGCAACCCGTCCGATGCTGCCTCAAAGGCTTTGCGATAGGCCTCATAGACAAACGGCATTTCACGCCGGAAGTGACCCGCGACGCCCGCCCCGAAAGTGCCTCGGGCATTGCAACCATGAACCACGACAGCGTGGTCACCTCGCAGCAAATCGCCCGTCTTATAAATGATCTTCATCGTCAATCTCTCTCCTAGCTTACGGCGCTCCACCAGACGCCAGTGGATGAATCACTTTGTATTCGCACCATGACCTCGTGATCTTTGATCAAGGTCTTGGTCAGACTGCGCATCCGATTGACCAGATCACCGATCTGCTCGGAGGCGAGCTTGGTATCATCGGGGATCGGACTGCCAAAATCAACCGCCAAGACGGCAGTGGCAAAATTCGGGCCATTGATGTGCAGCTTGGGCGAATTGGCCAAGGTGACCAGCCATGCCTGGAAGACCTCGATGTCAGTGAATTTGGCCTTACGCGGCCGACGCGGACGTTGCAGAGTGGTATCGGAAGATTCGCTCATGATATGCCTAAATCATATGAATACACAGATGACGACAGAACGCATTTCAATGCGCAGCGCCGCCGTCGCGATTATTTAGAACGATGAAGTTTAGCAATATTGGGGCGATAAGCATGGTGATCATCGGCTTGGCAGGGCCAGCTTGCGCCGAGCCGCGTTCGGATGGGATTGTTCAGAGCACAGTCCCGATCGCACACCAAGTCCAGACCATCCTGCGGCTACTCGACCTGATCCCGGACCTCGCCCATAGCGTCCCGCCCCTCCGCGCGCAAGCTGTCTGCCTTGCCCTGGGGCTCTATCATGAGGCGCGTGGGCAATCCGCCAATGAACGCATTGCGGTCGCGCAGGTGGTGTTTAACCGCATGACGGAATCTGGCGATTCAATTTGCGGCACGCTCTGGGCGCACAGCGGCCGGTACTTTCAATGGGTAAAACGTCCGGTCAGCCAAATTCTGCCGCACGAAGGCGCCGTGTGGGCGTCCCTCCAGCACTTGGCGCTCGCTTTGATCGCTCATCGCCCAGCGGATATCACGCACGGGGCAACCTACTTCTACAATCCCAAACTGTGCGCGCCAGCCTGGGCAGATACGGGAACGGTGACTGCACGGTTCGAAAACGTGTTCCTACGCCTCGACCCTAAATCACCTCACTCCCACGACACGCGCGGAGCATCCGCATCGCACGGGCGCAAATAGCGCCAACTCGCGTCATACATCGCCCTGGCGGTCAGTGGAGTTCCGGACCGGACCCAATAGCCGCCCTCGTCCGGCCGTCCATGATGCACCCGTCCAAGGGCGATGGCCTCAGCATGAGAGAGCCATTCCATCCGCTCGATCACCTGATTCAGGTCGGCCCGTAATTGATGCCACCGACAGGACCGCAATTCCGCTGGTGGTTGGGTCAGTTCCCTGTCCATTTGCTGCACCTTCGTCGTCCTCTCAGATCGGGTGGATCAGCGTCTCATAGCTCTGTCCATCCCACATCAGCGCCGCAGCGGCCCGCGCCTGATCAGGATGCATGCCCCGGCGACCATCGCGAGCATCGTGAGCCTCCGCACGCCAGCCAACTATCATGTTCATATGGCGAATTTTGGTTTGGGTGACGGTGCCAACCTCAGTGCGCACACCATCGGGCGCGATCGCGGTCACCGCAAACGCACGATCCGCTTTAACCCTGGACGGGATACTGCGGAATTCGAAGGTGCCATGAAACTTTGCCATAGCGAGACCATATCACGAAAATCAGTTTCGTCAAGTGATTTCGTAAATAACCGATCAGCCGGAGGGGCGCGGGTGCAGATTTATCAATTCCTTTATGAGATGACTTATGCCGATGCCGCTGCCATCTGGCGCAAGGTTGGAGTTGATCCAAGCACGTTGACCCCCAAAGAACTGTTCACGGCTCGCCGTACACTGGCCAAAACCTATCATGCCGACGCGGGTGGCAGTGGCGAGACGATGGCCGATATCAATGCCGCGTACGATGTGTTGACCAGTGCGAAACCCACGTCCCGAACCGGCTCACACCGAGCCGGACCAGACGAGGACCCGGATGCGGCAATCTGGGCTCACGCGGGATGGTCGGGCGGCATGCAGAATTCGACTCGGATCAATCGCAACGATTACACCGATATGAATTTCATCAAAAAACGCATGTGGGAACTATCCAAGCACTCGACCCAGGAATGGACGATCAGCGGCTTCGATGGCTATTTCCTGCGGAATTCGCTCACCGTCTATGGCTCGCCGGAGATTTTCGACGAGATGGCCAAGGCCATGGTGGATTGGCAAACCAAAGGCGGCAATCCCTACAAATGCCGGGCGGTGCTGGTGAGCGCCAGACGGTCCAAGGAACTCCGGTTGATTTGGGCGGATGGGCGCTCATATGCGCGTAAACCGATTGTGGTGACCTCAGACTCGTTCAACGACAATCCAAGCAATGATCACACATTCAACGATCGCTTGCGCAAGCTGATCGATCAACTGGACGAAAATGGCGGACCGCTGCCCGATCAAGATGATCTGGGCCTGGGCGGGGCTGCGAACCAGACGGAACGCCCGATCGAGGTCGGCGACCATGTGAGCCATCCGAAATTCGGCAATGGGATCGTGATCAACACCAATGTTCGCCGCAATATGAGCCGGGTTAATTTCGACGGGGACAACCGCAACGTCAAATCCGATTCGTTGCGTAAACTGAAGCGTTGGTCCGGCGGCTGGCATTAACATTTCGAGACCGTCCGAAAAGACGATTACCCAGTACTGCATCGTCCCCCCCCTCACTAAATATGTCCAGTGTTAATCACAACAGGACATTTTATGACAGAATCAAAACGCACCAACATTTTCACCGTCACCTTCGACGGGTTTGCCGGATTATCAGAGCAGGCCAATGCTGATCTATCCAGACTGGTGCTCTCTGCGACCCGGCCGGTGTATCATGTGACTGGCGCGAACGAAGGCAAAATCACGTTTGCGAATGATCTGGCCAATGTGGCATTGACCAAGGTCCGGGACCAAGTGCGGCGCCAGACGCGAGACAAGCAGTCCAGTTTCCTTCTCAGCATGCATGATGTGACGGTGCAGGGCATGCGGATCAGTGCCCTGATCTTCGTCACGTGTTTCATCACCACAGTCGAACTGACGCCGCTGGATTATCTTACGCCAGACACGCAGCGAATCGAACTGACCTATACCTACGCCGACATCGATATCAGCTTGTTGTCGCCCAGCGCCCCGCCTTAAAGAGGCGGGTTTCTGGCGCGAAGATGATAAATCATCGCCAGATTGAAATAGGCCTTGACTGGCGAAACATCATTCCTATGTGCCGTTCTCGACGCAGGACATTACTATCGGGGTCATGTTCGCCCCAATCAGGGAGGCCGGGAGTAGACCGGTAGTACCATTAGGCAGCGTCGGCTGGCGAGACGGGCATCACGGGTGGTATGTGCATCAAAGCTCACCGCGTGAGTAACGGCTGCTCGGCTTCTTCGGAAGCGAAAGGCATCATTCAAAGAGGATAGCGCTGTCTAGTTGACATCTATCCGCTCATACCGGGTCCCCCAACTTGCTCGGTATGAGAGCGTCTTCCCTGGAATGGGAAGATAACCGTTGATCCGTTTAAAGCAAACTACGAAGCACAAGGCGTCGCTTCACCGCATAGGGCTTGGAAACTCCCCTATTCCCCCTGGCAACAGGAAGGGTGATAAGTCGTGGCGATCAAACCCCAAAGCTTCCCCGTTAACCAGTAGGTTGGTTACGGCACATGTGTTGCCAGGATCGCGATATGGGCTGCTATATGCTGGTCTCGGGAAACCGCCAGCACCCAATAACATGGGTCGTGGCTTTGTGGGCAAAGTGCTGGGTTCATCATTTTGATAATCATTCGTCCCTCTGTGCAGTCGAGATTGTTGTTCTCGATTTCACAGGGGGCAAAATGCTATCGGCATGGGCATCACGCAGCAGCGCTTCAAAAAATGCGTCGCGACCCAACGCGCAGAGCGATCGCGAACATCCCCACGAAAACGCGAACCATGCAAACAAAAACCAATCCTATCTGACATCAACAGCCTGCGGCTGAGAGAAGATTAAATCTAAGCCGAATTAGGCGTGAAATTCCATCAAGCTGATTGCTCAGAACAAGGGCTTGCGCTATGACAGCGTGGTCATGCTCATCCGGCTTGACACATCAACTTGTGTAGGAGGTTTCCATGCCTTTGGATGGAGTTGAATTCCATAACCAGTTTCGATCAGTCGGCTTGACGGAAGCGCTAACGCGTCTCGGCATTCGTAGCGTCGATCCCGATATCCTGAACGCCCACAAAGCCGAACAAGTGGCGTTGCATCCGGCTAATTTCGCCAGTCGGCACCAAACCATAATCTTGATGATGTTTTCGTTGATTCCCGCGACCTGCTTGGTCACTGCGATCTACCTGTTCATCGCGGTCGGCGGACCATCGGCCGTGTTCGGGATATTAGTACTGCTCGGCGTTCTCATCGGCATCGTGGTCGCGTCTGAACATGTCGTCATACGTCGAGAGGCGGTCTGGACTGAAAAGGTCTTTGGGTTATACTCGCATGAGTTGACGTGGCGTGTGCCCCACCAGATCATCACCCTGCTACGTCGGTTGCGGACCGAGGTCGGTGCGAACTCAGCGATCAGACTGATCTACGGGGAATTGTCCCAAGGCGCGGCCGTTCTCGATCCCTATCTGATCATCATCGATCGGAAAACCGGTGCCCGCTGCATCCTGGGGATTTGGAATGACGACACAATACTGCATATCGCGAGCTAGAAAAACGGGGCACCCAGCCCCCGTAACTACCTGCCAATGAAAAGGGCCTTGCGGCCCTTTTTTTTAGTTCTTGCGCTCAATCTCCCGCACCTCGATCTTGGCGCCCTTTGGAAAGGGGTGATTGATCCGCACCAATTCCTTCGCCGCCGCATCCGTTTCAGCTTCGGTGAAAAAACTGCGTTTGGGGGTTTTCGCCGTGGCGGCTATTTCGATCACCCAGAGCCGATTCACTACGCCGCCTCATCCAGCACCACCGCATAGTCACCGATCGCATAGCGGGGCGGGCCGCTCCTTGGACGATTGGCCGCATTGGTGTCTGCGATCGTGACGATATCAAAGGATTTGCTGGCCGGTCGCACGACGCGCGCCATGCAAGCGCGAACTTGTTCACTCATCGGATACTCCTTTCACGGGCTGTTATCGACCAGCAATGCGGCGGGGTCAATCAACCTGTATTATAGCATCGTCGGCCCGGAGCGGCTGTCTACGCTGGGCAGACGGACCATGGAACCGGTCCAAGGCATCACTGTGGGATGGTAACTGATCATCGGTTGCTGGGCCTGCCGCCGGAGGGTCGCGACCATCATTTGCGTGGTTGGCACAGGAACCGCGCAGGCCAGTTTGAGAGCAGCGGCTTCCCGATCGGCTAAGCGATTAAGCCAGCCTTCGCCGAAGATCGCGAAATTGCCCCGTGTGCGGTAATAGGCGCCCTGCGCTGTGGTCAACGCATCGATGACCTGCATTGCATTGAGTTTAAGCAGACAAGCGATGGTATGGGCGCCGATCACCCCATCGACATTGGTCCCCAGCACGCCTTGCAGCAATTTCGCGCTGGCCGACACCCCGGCATTGACCGCCATATCGAATACACTCAACGCGATCCCGGCCGGTAGCTGATCGCCCCCGATGGGTGCCCAATACAGTTTCACGTAGACGCCAGAGACGTCGCTATCCGTGATCTGCGCCAGATCGCTACAGGTCAAACTGGCATTATGTTTGAACACGCGATAGACCGGCAGGGTGATTCCGTGCATCGTGCAGCCCCCGGTATCAGCCGGATTGTTCGACCAACCGCCTTCACGCTGCAAAACGAAGTCCAGGCAATCGGGATACGACACAGTTCATTCCAGAGGATCGACTATTTACTGGAACAGGGAAATTGTCTTGCAGGTTTCTGCACAGATCACTAGATCAGATATGGTTGATTGGAGTGAAGCCTTTGTATTTTGTTTCTGACATCCCAGCATTATTGGTCCAAGGTCAGTGTCTGGTGGGCTGGCATGCCCGGCGGGATATCCGGCGCTACGAATTCTTCGGTCAGGATGTGACCGAGGTGTGTGTGCATTGTCATCAGCAACGGCATCGGGTGCGGTTTCTGCACCCCAAGTGTGATGCCTTGGTTATTTCATCCGAAGGAGTGTGGCGTGATGCTTGACGTGATCGTTGCCGATCCACCGCTGTTAGTGGCTGATTCGCCGGTATTACTCGAACCGCCAGTTGTGCTCAACGCTGAACCGGACGAATGCCGCAGTGGGGGGGCCGAAGGGTCCGATAGTCTCTGGGGCGATATGGCCTTAAAATACGGCCATCGGGTCACCCATTACAGTTTCGCGGGCCACAAGATCAGGGCCACCAGGGGGGATATCGTCACCCTGAGCGACGCCCAACTGGCGCTGGCGGATACGCATTGTCATGCGGCGAACGTCCTCCTACAGCGCAGCTATCCGCCCAGCAGTCGCTATGTGCGCAATCTGTTGCGCCGCTCCTGGTATCAGGTTGAAGGCGCGACCTCGCTCTATGCGATCAGCAGTTTCGAAGGCGAACAGGTGGCCGGAGGAACCGCTTGGGCGGTGGCGATGTTTTTGATTAAACATGATCTGCATGCCTGTCCGGCGTATCTGTTCGACCAGACCGCTTGCCATTGGTTCGCATGGCGCGGGGTTTGGGTGTCGATCTACCAACCGCCGCGCCCGTGTGGCGTCTATGCCGCGATCGGCAGGCGAAAGCTAAATCTGAATGGCAGACTGGCAATCAAAACAGCATTTGAGGGATGAGCATTATGGGGAATGCGTTTGATGCGCGATGAGGCGGCGCCGCGTGGCGAATTGGAGCAGATGGCGTTTGATCATTTCAACGAGCCGATGCTGTGCGGCTTTGAATTGGTCCGGTGCATCGGCTATGGCGAGGATGCGTCGGATTGTTACGTGATCGCCCGGCGTCCTAATCCCCGCGCCGAGCGAATCTGGATTACCTGTGTGGGCGGCTACACGTTCCTCGACCGATTGAAAAATCAGCGCCACGTCAAAGCCCATAACGGCGAAGAGTGGGATGATCTCCGGCGACTGGATTATTATTTGGGGCTGAATGGAGTGCCACGCGAGGCCGAGTTCATCGTGGAACGGCGTCCCGAGGAATCCGCCCTTGACGCAGCGGATGGGTGCAAGCCTGATCTGATCGAAGACCATGTAGCGGCGCGTATTGTCGCCAATTTCTGCTATCTCAAAGGCTGGACACAGGGGTGGGAGGCGATGAGCGGCGACGAGCAGGCGGAGATTATCAGGATGGTGGATTCGATCAAGCGACGCGAAATCATCCACCCTGTCTGACCCGGCCACCCCACAGGATGGTGATTTTTTCGGCGATAAGCTGTACTTGATCGAACGGTTGAAACAGGTTTATCACTGGGGCAAAGCCGACGTGCCGATCGGGGCCGCCGCTTGGGATACTTTGGCACAGCATATCTTGCGGTGTCTCGGTGACTACACACATGGAAGTCATCGTCAACTAGGAGCGTCTGATGGCAGAAACCAGGGTGCCGAACCGGATAACTGAGGAAGGGCAGGAACTGGGTCGCCACATGGCCCGGTTATGCGATCGTGAACTGGCCGGAAAACCGGATGATCGTTGCCGAACCTGTGCATTTCGGGCGGGTGATCATCTGGCCAATGGCAGCCCGGAAACACTCATGACGGCCGTTAAATGTCTTATGGAGCGCATCCCGTTCTGGTGTCACGAGGGCGATCATCCCTGCGCTGGATGGATGGCACTGCGCGTGGCCAAGGGCGATGAAGTGACGGTTCCCTGGGAGTGTGTCCCAGGGAGCGATTACAAGGCAGGCGATGTGATCCTACTGCCCGACGAAAGCGGGCGCGATCTTTTCTGACCCGATCGCCCATGCCGGGCTACCTAAAGTGGCATGGCTACGGCATTACTTGCCGCGTAGGCCCCGATTCAGTCGTCAGATGAACGGCTACAACAATGAAGACCGGCAGGATATGCGGGTGTTACAGCGAATGCCGCTATAACGGGGCTGGGAGGGGTCGCTGACGGCGTAGCGGCGTTTCGTGCAGGGGGATCATGCGGCAGGCGTCCTAGGGGCTGTAGCGGGCTGCTGGGAGGCTTGGCGTGGGTGTGCTAAGAGAAGCGTCCCTGAGAATCTCATTGCCTGTGCGCAGCATCATCATCACGACGGCGGTAGAGACGATCTGCCCGGTGCCGATCGCGGCGGCGGCTGCCAGCAGGGCCAGAACGAAGGCTTGGCAGAGGGGATATTGCTTGGCGAAATCGCCGTATTTGCGCACCGCACTGGTACTGGCGGGGTGTTTGCGAGCCAGCGTGTCTTGAAGAGCGCGAAACCGCTGATCGAAATGCGGCACCTGCGGATCGGCCTTGAGCAATCGGGCCAGTGCGTGCACCTTTTGGCTGACCGAGGCAGACTGGTCCAAGGCGCCGTGGGCGGCGCGTTCGACGCCACGCCCAACCCCTCGGAGGCGCTCGCCGAAAGCCCCTTCATCCAATCGGCCGCTGATCCGGGCACATAGCCAAATCACGGCACGTTCGTCGAGGACTTGCAGTTCATCTAGCTGTGTGATCAACCCTCGTCCGTCTACGAGCAAGTCATGCAGGATATCGGTGGTGTCGCGAGTAGTCTGCGGCATTATGAACTTGGACAAATCGGACTCCGTGGCCTTTTTCGTTATTTAGAGTGATTCTGAGTGATTCTTGCTCACACTCACATGTCACAAGTTTCATCTTGCGATTCGGCCGTGTGTGCGGTCTTATCGCGCGGTGCACTCAACAGGAAAGGGTGATCGCATGCTCATCGACGGTGTAACGGTGTCTGGCCGTAATATGATGCTGGGCAATTTATTAATCGCACGTGTCGAATCAAGAATGGCAGCGCTCAGTGAGAAATATTTCGGCCGCTTGATCACCTGTCGCGTGGTCTTCA